GGCATTGGAATCGGTGCTGCAATGCATTTGTATCGTCAATTGACCAACGATACGTCAATCATCACTCCAAAAGACAATTTTTATCACCACTATACTGAAAAATCACTTGATGAAGGTGTCGGTGAAGAAAAAAATATTGATGAATTGTGCGAAATTTTAGAAAATCAGAAAATTCTTGCAATTTTTGATGGAAAACCAGAATCTGGACCCAGAGCACTTGGTCACAGGTCACTTTTATTTGACCCAAGGAACAAAAATGGACGTGAAATAGTCAATAAACTAAAAAATAGAGAGTGGTATAGACCATTTGCAGGAATTATTTTAGAGGCATTCTTTGAAGAGTACTTTCATACCATGGGTTTGACAAAAGCTGAGTATATGACACTTAATTTTGACTGCAAAGACGGTGTAGAGAATGCCGTACCTGCGATTGTTCATATAGACAAGACATGTAGAATTCAAACAGTTTCTAAAAAGAATGGTTTCCTATATGATCTCCTGTTAAAATACTACAAGAGAACAGGGTCACCTATTCTATTGAACACCAGTTTCAATTTGGCTGGTAAACCGCTGATTCAAACAAAGGATAATGCACTATCGTTTATCAATGAAATAGATTGTCCTGAGTTTGGTGGTGTTTACTTTGTTGGTGATAATAGATTAGTGAGCAGAAATAAATAAAGTTCAGGGATAGCAACCCCTATAAAAGTTCTGATTAAACCGATCGGAGCAAAAATGGGACAATCACCTGTCGATAGAAACACTGATTATATGAAAAGTATGTGGGGAACAACTTCACTTACTTCTGATTATTGGTCGCTACCTAGAGAAAATCAATCTGATCCTGAAGAGAGAATTCTTTCTGAAGTGATGCACGATGATTTGAACCAGAAATACAAAGTACCTAAAGATAGAATGTCTAGACCTTGTGGTGGTGCTGGTGGATTTGATGATTTTGTTGAAAGATGGCACTAGGACTATAAATAACTAAATAAAATCTTTCATCCGATGGCAGTTCAAAGGATATCCAGGTCATTCAAAGATATCAGTTTATCCTTTGACCCACATCCAGTGACAAAGGACTTACAAGTACTTAAGAACGAGAGCGCAATACGTCGATCTGTTAGAAATATCGTTCAGACAATTCCAACTGAGCGATTTTTCAACCCACTGTTTGGATCCGATGTCACTGGAAGTCTTTTTGATTTCGTTGACTTTGGTACTGCTTCAGTAATTCAAAGTCAGATTGAAGTTTCAATTTCAAACTTTGAACCTAGAGTTGATAATGTAAGAGTTGAGGTCTACCCCAGACCAGATAATAATGAGTTTGAAGTAAACGTCATATTTGATATTATCGGACAAGAGTTCCCAACACAAGAATATACATTCCTCTTAGAGGCAACCAGATAACATGCCTTTCACTAAATTTGCCAATCTAGATTTCGATCAGATTAAAACTGAGATTAAGAGTTATCTTCGTGCTAACTCCAATTTTACAGACTTTGATTTTGAAGGTTCAAACTTCTCAGTCTTAATTGATACTTTAGCATATAACACTTATATTAATGCATTTAACTCAAACATGATTGTAAACGAATCCTTTTTGGATTCGGCAACACTCAGAGAGAATGTAGTTTCACTGGCACGTAACATTGGATACGTACCACGCTCTAGAACGGCAGCAAAGGCACAAGTGTCCTTCAGTACTGCAGTTGCTGGTTCATCGGCAACAGCGACCTTACAGGCAGGTCTGGTGTGCACTGGTAACGTAGATAATACATCATATACATTTGCAATTCCAGAAAATATTACAACTTCTGTTACTGATAATGTTGCTACCTTCAGTAACATCGATGTCTATCAAGGCATCTTCCTTTCAAAAGAATTTACAGTAGATACATCACTGAATCAGAGATTCTTACTTGATAACTCTTACGTTGATACTTCTACTATTTCAGTTTATGTAAAAGGACCTGGTGAGACTGGTCTTGGTGTTGAATATCAATTAGTTAATAATATTTTGAATCTTAGTGGTGATTCTAAGATTTACTTGATTCAAGAAGTTCAAGATGAAAAATATGAGATTCTATTTGGCGATGGATTGATTGGTGAAAAACTACAGAATGGTTCTGTAATCACTGTTCATTATATTGTTACCGATGGTGCCGATGGTAACGGTGCATCATTATTCTCATACTCAGGCAGTGTAAAAGATTCTGCTGGCAATATTCCTAATCCTGGAACAGTCACTGTTACCACCTCTCAGGCATCCCAGAATGGGTCTGATACAGAGTCAATAGACTCTATCAAGTACTTTGCTCCTAGAATCTATTCATCGCAGTATAGAGCGGTTACAGCAAGGGACTACGAAGCGATTATCAAGATGATTTACCCTGATACTGAATCAGTTTCTGTGGTTGGTGGTGAAGAACTTGATCCTCCAGAATTTGGAACTGTAACTATCAGTATCAAACCCAAGAATGGTAGTTTTGTATCAGACTTCAACAAGTCTCAGATTCTATCTAAGTTGAAGCAATACACCGTATCTAGTATCAACCAGAAGATTGTTGATCTGAAGGTACTGTATGTGGAAATTGATAGTGCAGTTTACTACAACTCAAACAAGGTGTCTACTGCAGCGTCACTGAAGACGATGGTGACCACATCTCTGAATGATTATTCAAATTCGGTTGATCTGAATAAGTTTGGTGGTAGATTTAAGTATAGTAAAATTCAGCAAGTAATTGACAATACTGATACTGCTATAACTTCCAACATCACAAAGATTATTATAAGAAGAGATTTGAAGGCAGCACTGAATACATCAGCACAGTATGAGTTGTGCTTTGGCAATCAGTTCCATGTCAATCCTGCTGGTCGTAATATCAAATCTACAGGTTTCAAAATTGCAGGAGAACTAGACACAGTTTATCTGACTGATATTCCTAATGCGGACCTTAAGACTGGCATTATTTCTATTGTCAAAGAAACTTCTGATGGAAGTATTCGGGTTATTTCAAAATCTGCTGGTGTGGTGGATTATATGCATGGTGAGATTAATTTAGGAACAGTTAATATTACCTCTACACAGAGAATAAATGATATTATTGAGATTCAAGCGTTCCCAGAATCTAACGATGTAGTTGGACTTAAAGACCTTTATTTAAGTTTTAATGTTTCCGATAGCACCATAAATATGGTAAGAGACGTTATTGCGTCTGGCGATGAAATTTCTGGAACAGTATTCACTAGAGATTACTACACATCAAGCTACTCAAACGGGATTCTAATAAGACAGTAATATGATACAAACTGGGTTCGAACCTAGGGTAAAGGTTCAGGAAATAATCACCAATCAACTGCCTAGTTTTATATTGGATGAAAATCCAAAGGCAGTTGATTTTTTCAAGCAGTATTATATTTCACAAGAGTACCAAGGCGGTACGTCAGATATTTCTGAAAATCTTGATCAATATCTGAAAGTTGATAATCTGGTTCCAGAGGTCATAGTAGATAGCACCAGAACAGTTGGTGTGGTGACCACAGGAGACGCCACAATCAATGTAAACTCTACAAAAGGGTTTCCTGATACCTATGGTCTATTAAAGATCAATGATGAGATTATTACATATACGGGTATAACCACCAATTCTTTCACTGGTTGTATTCGTGGTTTCTGTGGTATCACGAGTTATCACCAACAAAACAATGCTGAAGAGTTAGTCTTCTCCACATCGACTGCTGCTCAGCATACAAGCAACGCATCGATTCAAAATCTCAGCGTTCTTTTCTTAAAAGAGTTTTATAAAAAGTTAAAGTCAACATTTACTCCAGGATTAGAAGATGTAGATTTTACACCTTCTCTTAATGCTGGTAACTTCATTAAAGAAGCAAGAAGTCTTTATGAAGCAAAAGGCACGAACGATTCATTCAAGATTCTTTGTAAGGTCTTGTATGGTGTAGATCCCGAGATTGTAAATCTTGAAGATTACCTTATCAAACCATCCTCTGCAAAGTATCTGAGAAGATACGTTACTATTGCTGAGGCAATATCTGGCAATCCCATCAATCTCATTGGTCAGACTCTAATTAAGTCAACTGACGCTGGTACAAATGCTTCCGTCTCTGAAGTAGAAC